TGCTTCATGCTCTGGTTCTCCTCGATGTCCTTCATGATCTGCTGCATCGGCCAACGCTCGAAGTAGTGCAGGCCCGTCTGCGCCTTGGGGGCGAGAAGGAACCAGCTGTCCTCGGACGTCAGGTACGACCACTCGACGATCTGGAGGTTCGAGTCACGCAGCGTGTTGACGGTGTTATCCGCCGAGTACGGCATGCGCTCGGTGCCCAGAATCTCACGCGCCGCCGGGCCGAGCTGGTCGGGGACCAGAAGGATCGACGGGGTGACCGGCGAGAAGATGTCGTCATCAGCCTTCGTGCGCTTCAGCTGGATCAGCGCGTTCTGAAGGGCCGTGTGCGACAGAGGCGTCGGGCTAGCGAAGGTGTTGCTGGACGAACCGGAGGCCGCCCCGTAGAGCGGGTGATCCGTGGCGAACAGCGCCTTGGCGTCGCCCCCAGGTTGCGTGGCCGAGAAGCCCAGGTTGAAGATCGTCGCAGCGACGGTCTCCTTCGTGGCACGGGCCGCGCGGGCCAGGTGGGACGGGAACTGGTCGAGAACCCCAGCGTACAGGTTATCATCCACGAGTTCCTGCGACAGCTGGTAGCCGAGACCCCACTTGCGGTGAACGTAGCGCACGGTGTAACCGGGCTTCGCGTCACGCAGCTGGATGTCTTCCAGTTCGTTATACGACTGGAACGGCTCGAAGCCAGCCCACGAGAAGTGCTCTTCGTACGCACGATCGCTCTTCTCGAGGTTGAACATCGACTGCCACAGTTCCGGCGTCTCGTTGTAGGCCCGATGGAAGACCTTCTCAAGGCCTGGAGCCAGGAGTTTGGAGAAAGTACCAGAGACCATCATTACGAGATCACCTGCCGGTTAGCGGGGAGAACGATGAAGCGGACAGGCGCGTTGATGTCGCCGACGGCCACCGCATCGTCCTTGCCAGTGACCTGCACTTGGGTCGTGCCCGTTTCGGTCTTGTCGATCGTCCAGTATCCCGAGGCGTCGAGGACCACACCGAACTCGTCGCCAACGTCAGCGGCAGCGAAGGTGCCCTCAAGGGTACCGCGGAACTCCTGATCGGCCATGGCGACCGGAACGGACGGGTCGACGGTGCCGAAGGTGTCGTCCTTCCAGCTGTAGTCATCGACCGCAGCCAGAGCAACGCCAGCGATCAGCGCGGGGGCCGCACCAACCTCAGCGAAGTTGCCGTCTGAATCACGGAGAACGAACGCGCCGGCCTTGAAAGTCTCGCCAGAAGCGAGGTCGTAGTTCTTGAAGACGTCCGAATCACGCCGGTAAACGGGGTGGATTGGACGGATTGCCCATGTAGCCATAGGGAATCAGTTTGGGACGGGATTCCTCCTAGAACCCCGACATCTTCAGACCGCTCGACAGTTCGTTCGAGACGGGACCTGAAGTGTTGCGTACCCCAGCATCGTCGAAGACGCGGCCGGTGTCCTCGTCGGTCTTAGCGACACGACGTAGAGCGAGCTTCTCCTTCGCAGCTTGGCGCTGGCGCCAGAGCACGCGGGGGATCCGCATCAGCACGAGGTCCCCGTAGAGGAGACGGTTCCCGTGATCGACAGGCATGAGCAGCGTCTGGTAGTGGCGAGGCACAAGGCCCTCCTCCACCAGCTCTTCCAGGACGTCCCGAGTGACGACACGATAGCCGCGAGCCTGCTTCGTGGAGATATCATCTCCAGTCGCTCGGCCCCAGCCCCACACCCACCCACGATCGTAATGGGGGTTGTGGGTCCCGTCGGGGAGATACAACTCGTTCATCGGAAGCTCCGTCAACGTGCCACGGAACTCGACGTTTCGAGTGTGGATCTCGACCCCATCAGGAACGATATCGCCGTACTTCTCCTGGAACGCAGCGGCCACCTTCAGGTCTTCGATATAGGAGAGGGCGTCTTGGCGACTACCGAATTCCTTGTTCTGACCCTCGATGGCATACTTGCCGTGCCCCAGGTGTTGCAGGACGAACTCTCCGATAGTTTCGGTCTCAGCGGGGGTTTCGCGCTTGGCCGGTGCCTTCGGTGCAGCGACTTCCGCTTGCACTTCAGCGTTCTCGGTTGGCACGACTTCCTCGAGGACCGCCTTTTCAGGCGTCTTCTTCGTGGGAGCCATAGTCACCTCCGACGCCCGGAGACATACTCTTCAGGCGTCATATTGAAGCGGGCCGCGATGGCACGCTCCTGGGGAGTCAGTTGGGGTGGTTCCTGCTGGCCGAAGCTGCCGGCCGATCCAGGGTTCTCACTGAAGGGAACCTGGGGCGGGGCCTGCTGGGGCTGCTGCTGGAACATACCAGTCTGGGACCGAGCGATGCCTTCGATCGCCTGGAGAACCGGCTGCGTCAGCTGGTAGCCGCGCTGGGCGGCCTGGGCTGCGAGCTGCTGGAACGCTGGGGCGACCTGGCTAAAGCCGGGGTCCTGCTGGGAACGCTGACTCGTGTAGGAGGACAACTGCTGTTGCACGAAGCTCTGCTGAATCGGGGAGATCTGGCTGCTGATCTGTCGCTGGAAGTTCTCCAGCAGTGGCGCCCCTTCGGACTGAAGGATCAGAGAGACGAACTCCTTCAACCCCGTGACGGGGTTGTTCTGGATCTTCTCTCGCCACTCCTTCTGGACCTTGGGGTCACTGAAGTCGGGAGCGTTCGTACCGGGCTGCGCCTGCGGCTGCGCGGGCTGTTGCCCCTGCATCCCCGTCGGGCCGAAGCCCTGCGGAGCCTGTTGGGGGGCGAAGCCTTGCATGCCGGTGTTCAGCGGCTGTTGCGGGAACTGGGGGTACTGCGGCTGCGGCTGTTGCGTAGGCTGTTGCGCCTGCGCGGGCTGCTGCTGCGGCTGGCCCTGTCCCGGTTGGCCTTGCTGCTGTTGGCGAAGCTGATTTCGCTCGTTGAGAACCTGGTCGAATCGGGAGCGTGGAATGAACTGCTCTCGATCTTCCTGGGGTGGTGTTGCGGCAGTGTCGGGGCTACCTTCCCCGCCTTGCGTGCCCTCTTGGCCAGCAGTTGACGCTTTCTGCTGGCGAGCCATGTAGTTCGCCAGCGAGGAGATCTCGCCAGCGTCTGTACGGCCGCCCTGGTTTTCCGTCGGGGCTGTGGGAGTGGCAGCTGGCTGCGGATTCGTATCAGTTGACAAACAATCCTCCTTGAGGCGGGACGACTTCTCAAGATCTGCTTTCCGTCCCTCTATATCCATTCTCGCACACTTCGGGGGTACTTGTCAAGCCCCTATTCGGGGGAGTCTCTCTCCCGAAGCTGTTTTGCCCGTGTCTCAGCGCGTTTCTCGATATCAGCGATGAGCTGGCGTAAGGCGGCAAGTCGACTCGCGTTCCCCTCCTTCAGAAAGATGTCTGGCAGCGAGGCGACGGGTTGCATCAACCTCGCAATCAGCCCATGTTCAGTCTGGGCCACCTCCCGCTTGACTGCTGTCCAGTAGCGGGAGGAGACCAGTTCCATCAGGATGTCGTCGTGCTCCTCCACGACCTACCCCTGGCCCTGTCCAGCGGCCTGAGCGGCCTGGGCGCCCTGCTGCATGCCTTGCTGCACGCCCTGCTGGAACGCCTGCTGCATCTGTTGCTGCATAACGCTCCACGGCGGCCCCAGGATCTCGTTACGGTCCTGGATGTCGTAGGCGTGCAGGATCTTGTCGAGGATCTTCTGGATCCCGTCCGGGTAGAACTGCGACAGGGGCTGCGTCACAGCCTGCAAGAGGAACGTCAGCTGCTGGCGACGCGCGTCCTTGGAGGCGTCGGACAACTGGCCCTGCGGGGTAAACTCGAAGGGCATCAGGCCGGTCGTGCCGGGGCGCATCTCGGCCTTCGTGATCGACTGCGCCTGACCTTCGGCGACAAACGCGTCCAGTTGCGGGCGGTACTGAAACAACATCCACCACAGCACCCAGGCGAGCTTCTTCATGCCCTCCTGGAAGCGGCTGACGCTGATGTCCATCCGCGCCAGGCCCTCGCTCGTCACGCGGTTGATCGCCGTGGCCGAGGTGTACGGGCTGCCGGGACTGCCCATGAACACGTCGCTCATGCCCGTCATGCGCTCGGTGAAGCCCATGATGTCTTGCTCGTGCGCGAACAGGCTCGAGGGGACGTCGCCCATCGCCAACTCGATCAGCTCGGAGGGGTCGCTGACGTCGATGACCATGCCCGGCTTCCACGGCTGCTCCTTGGGGTTCCAGCGCGCGCCATTCCGAAGCAGAAGCGGGGGAGCGATGCGGCGTGCGATCGCGTCGGCCCGCATGTTGTGGATTGTGGACAGCTCCTCCTGCGCGGACTGCACCATGTCGACCAGGCTGCGTGCCCAGAAGAAGTTCGGTCGGTTGTAGACCGAAAAGCTCAGGTACGGAGCGCGGCCATACTCATAGGGGTACGGCTCGATTCGCAGAAGGATGCTGTGCTCAGGGCTAAACGCGAAGAGCGTCGGCGCTGGGCCATCGCCCCAGTCGTAGGGACCGTATAGCTCCACGATCTCGTACTGGCGGGTCTCTTCGTACTCACCGCTGTAGTCGGTCGTGGAGAGCACGCTACTGGGGTTCGGAGTGCGGTCCTGGGTGGAGTCCCCGGAGGTCGCGGCCAACAGGTCCTGTACGTTGAAGTAGTGCATGGCCCGCTTCCGGTCCAGCAGCTGTTGATGCGTGCGGAAGACGCGATGGCCGACGTAGACGGCCTCCTCGATCGTAGGGGCGTCCGCGGGGATGTGCACGTAGTCCTTGAGGGGGACGGGACGTGCGGCCGGCCCCTCGTACTCGGTAACCGTCTGCGGCTCCTGGGGCTGCGTCGGGCCTCCGGGTCCCTGCTGGGGCTGCGACGGAATCTGCCGGACTCGGCGGTCCCAGTCGATGCGGAGAATACCTACGCCCTCGACCAGCATGTTGTGGATAACCATGTCCAGGCGTGTGGACAGCGACATCTCGTCGGCCCAGTAGTCCAGGTACCACTCGGCCTTCGTGGCCGCAGCGACCGAGTTCGGACTGCGAGCCTTGGCGAGCCACAGGGGGTCGACCTCGAACACCGCCTTGGCGATGCGTGCATGGATCGAGTCGACCGTGGCCATGGCCAGCGGCACCTGGTAGTTCGCGGCACCCGGCCAAGGGAACTTCTTCGACCCCTTCTTCGCAGCCTCGTATAGGTCGTGCCACTTGTCGATCTTCTCGTGGAGCGGCGCCACCTGCTGCTTGTAGCGATCGTACTGAGTCGTCAACCGACGGACGACTTTCAGCTGCTCGGCGGCGGGGATGGGCGGGGGGATCGACTGGTCGAGTTCCGAATCGGTCATCGGCTGCGGACGTTGTGCGTCGCTCACGGGGCCTCCAAGAACGTGTATGGATATGTGGCGATCTCACCTTTGTCGCGGTCCCAGAGGATGCCGGTGATGCTCTTCGTGTTGTGGTTGAAGAGCTCCTCGGTGTGCCACTCGTCTTCCGGGGTGGGAGTGCGGAACCTACGGAGCAGCACGCCGTGGATCTCGTCCTCTCGGCGTGTGTGTTCGTGGCCCAGGTGGACCTCGAGGACCTGCTTCCCGCGCGTGTCGAACTCGCGGAGAAGAGTCATCGCGATGTCGTTCGGTTTCTGGCGGTCGCCGTGCCACAGGCCGATCAAGTTGACGCCCCAGTCGATCGCGTCTCGACGGACGTCAGTGTGGACGGTGATCCTCGGGTTGGCCGAGAGCAGCCCGTGCAGGCTGTCGACGGCGTAGAAGGCTCGATCCTTGTCATGGTTCCCGCTCAGGACGTACAGGTCGAGCGGCGCCACCGTGCTGCATGCCGAGGCCATTTGGGCGATGAAGTCGCGGATGCGGCGGTAGCTCTCCCGCGGCTGGCCCAGCGACCGTTGCGGCGTGCCGTTCGAGGTGGCGGCGTTACCTTCATCGTTGAACGTGTCGCCGTTGAACACGAGGGCGATGCGCTCGAGGCCGTCGTCCGTGGCACGAGCCAAGATCTCCCGGACCGCCGTGCGGGCACGCTCCAGGTGGTCCTCCAGGGTCGATCCTGTGGTGGTGAGGCGGTCGGCGTGCAGGTCGCTCACCATGATCTCGAGCAGTCGACCGTTGGTCTCGCATTGGTACCAACTGGTCGGCACCCACTCGGGGGCCATGGTCTTGTACCAGTTGCGCGTGTCTTCGCGATCAGCCTCAGTCAGGCCCTTGTACTCAACCTCTTGGAAGGTAGCCTTCACCTGGAAGTTCGGGCTGCCCTCGTTCCCCCAGAAGTTGAAGATCTTGCGCGTGGGGCGCCACCGCGTGGTGTCGATCTCGTAGAAGGCGACCAGCTCCTCAAAGCTGGTGATGGGCAGGCGATCGGCCTTGAGGGTGACGGACATCTCGCGATCGTCCACCGTCCTGGTGATCACCAGGTCCTCCTCGTCCGCCGCCTCAGGGTACAGAACATCCAACTCGGCTCGGCCCTCAAAGACCTTGAGGGCGTCGGCCATCAAGCGTTTGGCCTGCTCGCCGTGGGCACCGAGGACGTTACGAATCCACGAGTTGAGGCCGTCGTACTCGCCGGCTAGATCTCGGATGTACCTAGCGACGATGCGGACAGCTGTGCGTTCGTTCGTGAGTAGCGGCAAATCATGCTCCGTAAAGGCCCGAGGGGCCAGAGTCGCTGACCTCAGCGCGCTTGCGTCGCTCGCGGAGGATGGTGGGTTCGTCGTCAGGGTCTTCTTCGTCGCGGCCATGACGCACCTGGTAGCTGACATCGTTCCGCCACAACCAACGCACGGACCAGATGGCGTAGCCAACGGCGTCCATGGCGTGATTGTTGCGGTCCAGAGGCTTCCGTTCCTTGTCGCGGTAGAGCCGATCTTCCTCGGGGTACTGGTAGAGCTGCAACTCGTCGCGGACGAACGGGGTGCGGTAACTGACCTTCAGGCGGTTGTGATCGGCGAAGATCGCCATCTCGCGAACGCGGTCCTCGATCTTCGGCTTGACGACTGGTTGGACCGGAAGGCCGCGATCTCGAAGGTCGGCGATGTTGTCCGGCCGGGCCGAATCGGCGTACCAGTTGGTCACTCCGTACTGCTTCGTCAAGATGGCCAGCTGTTCGGCCACCTCGTTCAAGCTCAGGCCGGACTCGTGTATCCCGTCGAGCGAGAACCAGTTGCCGTCCTTGTAGCCTAGAACGACGGCCGACGTCGGGTCGACGTAGCCGAAGTCCAACCCGCCGATGACCTGAGCGAACTCCTTGGTCTCGGGCAGGTTCTTGGGGGGCAAGAAGTTGCCCTCGTCCCACTTGTAGACGAGGCCCTCGTAGCTGACGAACTCCCCGCCGATCTCTTGTCGCCCAAACGCAGAGTCCTTGCCGTACTGGTCTTCAAGCTGGAGGATCGCGTCCTTGGAGAGGTTGTCCACGTTCTCCCAGGTTGACCCCACCACGGTGCCGTAGACCTCGTTGTACCTCTCGGGGATGTGGTCCACATGCCCGGGGGGACAGCTCTTCAGGTAGAGTTTCTCGTAGACCCAGTTCTGCTTCCCTCGGGGGGTGGTGGTGCCTAGGAAGTTCCCCCCAGTGGCCAGCAGGGTCGGCATCAGGATGTCGAATGCCTCGCCAGCGGCCTTGGCGACCTCATCGAACCAGACGGCGCTAACGGATGGTCCACGGAGCGCGTCGGGGTCGTCGCTCGAGTGGACCTCGATGATCCAGCCGTTGGGGAATGCATACGTGGGGATGGGCTGCTTCGTGTGGGTGATGCGTGCCCAGAGCTGCGGGTCAGCCTTCAGGACTTCCTCGAGCTTGCGCTGGAGCACGCGGGCCATGCGGTAGGTGGGCGCGACGGCGAACGCCAGCTTGTGCTTGACGTTTGGGCGCATCGTCTGCGCCAAGAGCCATCGGGCACCGAAATGGGACTTACCCCCCTGTCGACCGGAGACCATGAGCACCAGGCGCTTACCGTCGCGGTAAGCCTCGATGACCCGCTTCTGCAAGTCGTTCGGCGTGCCGAAGGGCAGGGAGACGCGCTTCACGCTTTCCGAGGGTCCATCCCCCAGTCGCCCTCGACTACCCAGAGCGTCTCGCTCTCCGCGTCGTGAATGCCGGCCGCGTCCAGGCCGAGCTTCGTCCACTGGCGCAACTCCTTGCTGGCCTCGAGGCGGTCCTTCAATGACAGGGATTCGTCGTTGAAAATGTCCTCGAGCGTGGTGCTGGTGTACTCGATGCGGCCCATTTTCTCGTCAAGGTTACCGGCGGCAGTCTCACGAGCGCGGTTCACGCTAGCGCTGCGCTGGATGCTCCCCCGCACCTTGACGATCAGGCCGATGGGGACGTGGCGGCCGAGTTGGCGGCCGACGTCCTTCGAGACCTTCGCGATGTCCTCGCTAGGATGAGCCTCAATCGCTTGTTTCAGTTCGGGGTCAAGATTCACGGGTTCTCCTCGGACGGTCGTTCTTGGTGAGCCACTCGCGGGTGAGGGCACGAATGCGGAGCACGCCGATGCGGTATTTGCCGCGGCGTATCAGGTGCCAGAATCCCATCCGCCAGGCGTTCTGCGCCAGATGGCCGACTGGGCCTAGTGGTTGCCGGCGTCTTTCGGATCGCCAGCTGGGGTGAATGAAGGTGAAGTCGCGTGCGGATGCTCGAAAGGACGCCGGTCGTACGTCTCCAGGTCGTCCAGGCTCGACCACGAGGAGGTCCGGGTGAAAGCGTTCGAGTACGCCTCCCACGGCAGAGGTCTCGACCGATCCCACCGCCGTCTCCACGATCGTCTGATCTTCCACCAGCCATAGCGAAAGACCCACCTTGCGACGACCGGGATAGGCACACGCGATCCGCTCACGGAGCAAGGCCCTTCTCCGCTCGTCGAGCGGCGAGGATCTTCTTGAATGTCTCGATGGCGTACCCCTTTCTTACCTGATCGCTCGTATACCGGACGGTAAGTATGCCTTGCAGTAAGCCTTCGACGTTCCGTTCCCGGTCGTTCGTATACCCAGTCCCGGTGGTATGGCCGCCTCGGACCATGTAGACTCCCCCGTCCACCTCGAGCACGAGGCGGGCGGAAGGGAAGAAGAAGTCGGCTTGAAAGCGCCGGCCGTCGATGAACCGAGCGTTGCGTCGATAGCCATAGATCCCGTGCTCTCGGAGCTGCTTCGCCATGATGTTCTCGACGTCGGTCCGCTTATTCTTCGGCGGCTTGGGCTTGAATGTGGCCACTGGACTCCTTGTCACCCGAGGGCGGCCCAGTTCAGACCAGACTTGACGTCGGCCTCGAACCTGACAGCGCCAGGGATCGCTGCCTCCATGACGGACTTGACGAGCTTGGCCGTACGTTCCGCCTCCGACTCGGGGGCCTGGACGTAGATGGCGTCGTGGAAGGGGAACAGGGTCTGGACCCCCTGAGACTCAAGCTCGGCGAAGGCCGAGAGGTTCACGTCGCTGGACATACCTTGGTTGGGTGCGTTGATGGACTCCCGAAGCTGGTCCTCGATGATGCGACGGTCCAGGCCGGGGTGGATCAGGAACCGCCGACTGCGGCCCCAGGGGGTGGTGATGCTGCCGTGCTGCTTGACCTGCGTGCGTACGGCGTCTTGCCAGGCGGCGACTCCGCGGTAGCGCGTGCGAAGGGCAGCCAGAATCTGGGCGGCCAACTCTCGACTGCACCCGAGTTGCTCCATGAGCGCGGCCTCGGTGCCGCCGTACAACCACGTGAAGGTGCCGCGCTTGGCCATCTCGCGCTCGTAGGCGTTCGTGGTTTGGACACGCTTCTTTAGGGTAACCCTGGGTTCAACATCTATCGGCAGATCAAACGCTTGGATGGCGACTACCGAGTGGGTATCCAGGCCGGTGTTGTAGTCATCGACCAGCTGCGGGTCGTTCGTCAGGTAGGCGGCCATGCCCACCTCGAGTCCGCGGTAGTCGGCGCCGATCATCACGTGGCCCTCGTCCGGCAGAAACAGCTCGCGGAGCCTCACCTGGTACTGCTTGCCCAGGTCGGGGTTCTCCAGCTGGTCGGGGCGTGGAATCAGCGTGATCAACTTCTCCGTGACGCGTCCCGTCTCGGTGCCCGCCAGGCGGAACTCGGCGTGATAGCGGCCGTCCCGCTGACTGGATTCGAGGATGTTGCGGACGTACGTGCTGCCGGCCTTGACGAGGTGGCGGTACTCGAGCACGTCGCTGACGACCGGGTACTCGGTGGCGAACGGGGCGATCGCGTCGTTGCTCGTCGTGACCTTACCCCTGTTCTTCTGCACGGGAATGCCCATGCGCTCGTAAAGCAACTTAGCTACCTGGGGCGGGCTGTTGGGGTTCTCCAGCTCGTAGGTGTCGGCCAGGTACAACTGCCGGTCGTGTAGGGCGGATTCGATCTCCTGCTCGAACTGGAAGGCCTTCTCCCGGTCGATGCGGATACCGCGGAGTTCGGAGCGAGTCACGGCGTTCTGCGCCCGCTGGAGCACGATATTGATGTAGCGATCCTCAACCTTGGGCCGGAAGTAGTTCGCCAGGCGAAGGGTGATGTCGGTGTCGCGGGCGCCGTAACGTCCCAGCGTCTCGAGGTCGTTGCCCGCCATGTCCTCGTAGTTGATCGTGTCGCCCCACTTCTCGATCCCCAAGTACCGATGCGCCATGAGATCCATCCCGTGCGTTCCGGGGGTCTCGTCGATCAGGCTGTGCATCAGCATGGTGTCCTCGTCGATCTGGACGTGGACTCCGTTGATGGCCATGAACTTCGTGTCGAACGTGGCGTTCTGCCCCACCAGCTTGCGGGAGGACAGGAAGAACGCCCAGTCGTCCGGGGCGAGCACGTCCCACGGGAAGGCGTAGCCGATGCCTTCGGTCCCACTCACCTGGATCGTCAGGATTCGGTCGGTGTATGGGTCAAGGCCGGTAGTCTCGAGGTCAACCGCGATGCGGCCGGGGAGCTTGCGGAGGACCTGCTTCGCCTGGACCCGGCTCTTGATGACCCGGTACTCTTCCTTCTCGGGTGGCTCCGGCAGGTCGATCGCGTCGGGGTGCAGCAACTCGTCAACGGCTCGCAGGAACTCGCTGTAGATCTGCGGGTTCGAGCTGATGGCCGCGGGGGCGTGTCCAATGCGGAAGGTCTTATCATCGACCGTGAACGTCCGGCCGACGATCTCGCTGAACTTCTTGAACGGATGATCGAACAGGGGGCAGTAGCGTGCGGCGTCCGCCCCCAGCAGAAGGTACTTGGTCGCGGGCACCCGACGCAGTTCCTCGGCGAGGACCGGGGCGGCCTGGCGCACGTCGGAGACCTTGGCCTTGTCGGTGCCGCGGACGAACGGAAAGACGTTCGTGATGTAGGTCTTGATGTTCTGCTGGGCGAAGTGGCGTCGGAGGGGCAGGCCGATCTTGCCCATGAGGGGCAGGTTGGCCTTCAGGTCCCAACCGTTGGGCTGGTAGGCGATGACCACGAGATCGGGGTCCTCGTCGCCAGCGCCCAGAATCGCCTTGTGCGACGTGAACAGGCCATCTTCGGGTAGGAAGCTTCGTAGCTCCTTGGCGTCCTGGAAAGCGTTCATGGAGTCCTGTCCGCCGATCAGTTGGACTGATCAGCTACGGTGGACCTGAAGCCAGGGTTCGTGGCCAGGTACATCGACTTGTCGGCGGTGAAGCCGCCGTTCGGCATGCGGTAGAGCGGTAGGGGATCGCGGTCGGGCGCTGCGCGGAACATGAACTTGACGCCCGTGTGGCCGTCCTGTCCCGTCCGGTAGTGCAGCGCGAGCGCGTCGGCGGTGGCGAACCACGCCCCAGAGCCGCGGATGTCGTTGAACGTCGGCTCGACGGGTGTGCCCTCGCGGTCCGTCTGCAACTTGCGTGTGTGGTGGACGAGGATGATGGCCTTGCCCTTGGAGCGCAGGTAGTCGAAAACTCCGATAACCTCGTTGACCGCGTAGCTCTTGCTCTCGTCGTTCGTGATGAACACCGAGATCGGGTCGACGATGATCACGTCGTAGTCGTCCGCCAGGTCGGTGAGCACCTCGGGGTGCTTTACCAGGTCGATCGGCTCCGGTGGCTTCGCCGTCATGGCGAAACGTTCCGGGTCGCGGATCGCTCCCAGGCCGAACATCGACTTGGCTCGGCCGTAGACCATGCCCTTCGACAGCTCCCCTTGGAAGTACAGGACCCGCAGGGGCGTGCCGATCGTGTTGAAGTCCCACAACGGGGTGCCCGAGGCCAGCGCATAGCCCATCTGCATGGCCGCGAAGCTCTTGCCGGTCTTCGGCTCGGCCGCCCACAGCGTGAGCAGTCCGGGGCCGACGAGACCCTCGATCCAGAACTCTTGCTCTTCCAGCGTGTCGTGGAAGTTGATGATCTCGATCTTCGGCTTCTTCGGGGCCTTGAACGAGAATCGGAAGCCCTCGGAGACTGCCGGGGCGATGCCCAGCTCCTCGAGCTTGCGGAGGCCGCTCACCTTCGCCCACAGCTGGGCGTACGTGTCGTTCACGGCCTTGACCAGCCCGTCGTCCACCTCGTGGCCTGCGGCCTCGTGAAGGCGGCTGATCTCTGCGATCGCGGAGTCCTCGTCGTAGTAGAGGTTCTTCCGCAGGTAGCCCGCCACGCCGACTACCATCGCGTGTTTCTGCCCATCGATCCAGTTGGCCAGGAACAGTTCCCGGTCGTCTTGGGATAGTGGGGTCATCTGCGCCGGTTTCGCACCGGTTACGACGGGCCTATTGACTTCCGCCTTGGGGAAGTCCAGCAGCTCGTATACTCTCTCCGGGTCGTGCTCTGCGATATAGCACGAGGACGGATGTTCGAGATCCTTGGGGTTCGTGGATCCCGGGACACGCATGATGCGCGTTGAGTCGTGCGTACTGTCCGTTGGCAGGGCGGCGTGCAGGCCCTTGGCGTACGGCTTGACGGCTTCCGGGCTGGCCTCGTTCTTCAAGGCCCAGTAACCGTGGACGCCGTTCCCGCTCCAGACCAGCATGGTCGCTGGCGGGATATTGGCGGTCTCGATCGCTTGCTTGGCGGCGTCGAGGGAGGTGACACTGGCGCTGAAGTCGCACCAGAGGGCGCGGTGGAGGACCGGCGTCGTGTTCTTGACCTTGGGGCGTGGGGCGATACCGACCCACACGTGGCGGTTGTGACCGGCGTGGATGGGGACGTGGGTCTGGGCAAAGTCCGGAATCTTCGCGTAGGGGAGCCACGACTGGGTGGTCCCTCGCTGTCCAGGTGCCTGCGTCCGCACCTCAAAGAGATCTCCCGGCCGAAAGAGCATCTCTAGCCAGGTTTTCGTGTCTGCGGGGTTCTGTGTGCCGCTCACGTCCTCCTCGTTTCTGCGCCGCTGGCGCTCAGAAAGAAGTCCCCCCGGACCGCTCCGGGGGACTCCTCGTTGCCGGTCCGCGCGGTTGACCCGCGGGTGGGGCGCGTCTGCGTCCCATACCTCCATTTTCGCACGGATTGGCCCGTCTTGTCAACCCCCCACGTTCCAGCAGTCTCGGCATATGTGGCGGAACGGGTCCCGGGCGGTCTTGTACGCAGAGGGGTAGAAGTCGTTCGTGGTCTTGAACTCCCCGCACTTCGAGCAGGCCTTTTCCCAGACGCCGTGCTCGTTCTGTTGCCAACGTGGCGCCAGACGGAGCTTCAGGTCCGGAACGACGCCGGCAGAGGGGCGTCCCGGTAGCGCACGCCACCCGACGTTCCGCACAAAGACTCCTGTGCCCGTCGCAGCGATGAATGCCATCTGCCCGTCCAGTCGATCCATCTGGGGACTGCCTCCGTCGACCAGTAGGACCTTCAGAGGGGTTGGTTCCGTCACCAAACGGTTGAGAACGGCGTTGGTGATGGAGTTTTTGACCGTTTTCAGGGCAATCTGGGGTCCATCACCGCTCTCAACGTCGGCCCAGATGTAGAAATCCCAGAATCCGAACGAAATCTCGCTCGAGAAGCCTTGATCACGAGCCATTTCGATGAAAGAGATCACCAGAGGGTCCCCAACTCGGGGTGCAAAGGCCATAAAGTCGTCACGTGTCATCATCTTGCCTCCCTGGACAAGCGGAAAGCCCCAGATCTGAACGATCTTAGGGTCTTTCGGTCTTGCCCTTTCTGTTCTTGCTCTATATCCATTGTACCAGCATTTTTCACACCCTGTCAAGCCCCATTGTCCCAGGTCACTAGGTTCAACGTCCTGTACTTTGCTCCAAATGGAGGTTTTCTCACCTAAGACGTCTCGGAACCTGTGGAATGTACCTCCATGTATTGACATACATATTCCCAGGAGTCCCATTTTCACCAGAATGTCAAATGACAGAACTACCTATAAGAGCAACCCCATATAGGATTGACTAAAAAAACGATGAGAATGTTCCCCATGTTGAGTTTTCAGAAGTATTCTATCGAGGTGCCTTTCTCTTACCTATGGGGGGGTCTATTGTTGAAGTGGGGGTTTTTGGTATGTAGCAGGTGAGACTTACTAGGTTGTTAGGGTGTAGCTTTATGATGGGTAAGGGGTATGTACTAAGTACTGATGTGTACTACTGTACAGTACTACCTAGTACCCCCTTATGTTTACCAAGTTAGATACCCCCCATGTTCACCTAGTTACCTATCCAACTACTACCAAACATGACTACCAACTCGAGTACTTACCTCACATGATCTACATACACATCAGTACTATCATACCATTCGCATCAGTACCATCATATCATCATACACATCATGTTCATCATGATCACCTGAGTATAAGATGTAGATGATGGGCCATGGGCGACGTGTTCGACCCGCCCAGATCGCAGCAGGGCCGGCAGCTGGTGCTGAAGACTCACGAAGCACAATGTCGGCAGCCCATTGCGACATGCTGACATTTTGCTTCAGTCGCGCGGGTCACGTCAAGGGCGAGCCTTCGACGCCACTGCGTCGCACCCCACCCGGACCCCCCTTACCTCCACCGCCGCTTCACGGCTTGCACCACCTTCCTCGTGCCGTCGTCCTTCCGGTCGCGCACGTCCGCGACGATGCACGAACGCGGCCAATCGTAGCGGTCCCCCTGGCTCCCTCCTGGCCCCCCAAGTCAAACTCGTTGCTCGGCCCGCAGTCAAGTCGCTCCGCTCCTCTCCCTTGTCCTCGTCGGACGTCCCCGCGACGTGCCACCAGCTCCGCCCTTCGACGTCGGCCCCTCAAGCGCCCTCACGGTCCACTACAGCCCGCTGGGGGCGTCGGAGCGGCGGACGTGGCCCCGTGGCACCCCCACGCCCCCTGCTACGCCGCTATGGCGCTCTTAGAGCATGCCCGATACTGTGCATGAGCATGCAGCGCGTGCATCGCCTAGCTGTCTCGAGCCGGTCCTTCGCGTCGTCGCTACGGAGGGGGTTGACAGTACCGCCGAGGGGGGCTAGGATTAGTCAAGCCAAGGGAGAGAACGCCTAGTCCCGAAGCTCACCGGGGAACTACCCCCGGCCGGACAACGATCCGGGGTGCGAGTCCTCAGAGGACCACAGTCGCCGTAGCTCACCTGGTAGCGACCGGGGAAACAGGGGTTAGCCATCATCCTCTGTGCAGCGGTCGCCACGTCGACAGCACCACTCCGCTCGACCTGCTCTGAGCACGCCGCGAGACAGAGAGTCGCCCCGTTAGAGCCACGCTCCGGGGCGAGCGACCGTCCCAGTCCCCCAAGGACGCGGCGGTCGCTATCTTGCCGACCGGATCCACCCGGTCAACGCCGCCTATTAGCGGCAGAAGGGATTCATCATGACTGACCTTGACCGCACCGTGGCACGCCAACTAGCTCGAGACTTGCAGCGTGCCGCGCAGCAGCTAGCACTGGCCGCCGACGCCGACACGTCCGCCGAGGATGCCGCCGCCCTACTGAGCGGCGTCGCCGACGCCATTACCATCCTGGCCCCGCAAGTTCGCGACCTGGACAGGTAGCACCTACACCTAAGCTGCGACCGGCGGCGTTACCGCCGAGGAAGGGACTAGCTAATGCCACACTTCGACCGTTACGACATCATCGAGGCCTACTATCTATTCCTCGGCCACTACCACGAAGGGGGCGGATCGCGGAAGTACCAGCAGCTAAGCACGATGGAAACTAGGCTAGGTTTTCGGCCACGGCCTAACTTATCGGTAGAAACACTGACTGAGAATGGTCATGCAATCTACGAAGACTTGGCGTACCATGCGGAGAGTCAATAGCACTCAACGGCGCACCTGCCCCGGCCTGCCACCGGGGCACAATCTTGCCCGGCCGTCCTGGCCTGCCCTGGTACCTATCGTCAGGCCTGAATCCCAGCCCTGAAGGGACATCATCGTGACCAATACGAACTACATCAGCCCGAAGGCACAGGACCACCTCGATGCTCGCGACGAGCAGCAGGACCAGGTGAGCGAGTACCTGCGGGCTAGCGTGCCGCTGACCCGCCCCCGCCGTGAAGCCACTCGGTGGTCCGACTTTCACCAGGGCTACGTCACGGTGCGGCTGTAACCACTACGCTAACGTCGAATGGCGAGAAGTTCGCGATGCATTCCTGCCGGAATAACACCAGAAGCGCAATCGATCCCTACGGAGGTACCACATGAAAGACATCAAAGTAACCAACATGTCGGCACTCAGGGCAGCACTCCACATTCGCCCGTCGGAAGGGTATAAACTCGCCCTTACATGGATCATGCTAGAGGCACCACGGGAGGGGAAAGACTTAGGGAACCTGGTCGCGACCGACGGGTTCTCCCTCCTGATCAGTCCAGGAGCGCACGACAGTAGCGAGACGGTGTACATCAAGCCCGAGGGGACCTGGAAAGTACCGCAAGGCGCGACGGGCGCCACGGTGACAAGTGATACGTTGCAGATCCAGAAGCGGAACGGTAGAGACGTCAAGCCACTGCAAGTGTCTAGTGACGTAGAGGGGTGGCCAGACTATCGCCGTATTACCCCAAGTCCAGACGCACCGAAAAAGGTACTCGCTGGGCCAGTGGATAGTATCAGGGCGGGGCGAATAGCAGCCGCCTATCTGGGAGCAAAACAGGTGGCAAGTGATGCCGCTTGGGTCCCGATGCCTGGAGGTAAGTTGGCGGAGTTGTTCGGTGCCAAGACGCAGGGAGACACCATCATTCTAGTTCCGCTCATGAATGGCGGGGACATAGGTTGGGTTACAGAATCAGAAGAGGACTGAATGACACGGGCAGTGGTAGCCGAGAGTATTGGCTCGACGCCCTCCCTCGCATCCTCTCGGAGGTTCCACAGTGACTACCCTCTTCGCCCTCACCATTAGCAACGGCAAAACTCTCACCGCCGAATACGCCAACGGCCTCCTCCACATCATGATCGACGGCAAGCCCTACACCAGCGGCACACCCACCGAACGCAACGACCTGCCCCCCCGGAGGTCCCACAATGAACAGTGCTAATCGGCGCACCGCCAAGACTCTTACGGTCCTGGAGACCGCCGTCAAGCGCGACCGATCCGCTCCGTACCTGACTCCCGACCGGGCAGCTGTGTTGTTGTTTTGGGCCAGGGGCATCGCCAAGTGCCACCACACCGGCCACCGTCGCAGGGGCGAAGCGGTCCTGGAGTACCTGGAACCTTTGGAGGTGTCCGCATGATGGGGTGGCACTTTACGGCCGACACCCTGCGCGATGGTAGGCCCGTCCCGAAGGCCCGCGTGACCCTATGTCACGACGGGCCACTCAGCATGTGCAAGTCGGGCCTGCACGCTAGTCCACACTTGATCGACGCCTTGCGCTACGCACCTGGCGAGACGCTGCACAGAGTCGCGCTTAGCGGCCACATGCTGCACGGCAACGATAAAAGCGTGGCGACGGAACGCACAATCTTGTGGACCCTGCCTGCGCTCGTGGTGCGGCCGCTACTGCACGACTTTGCTCGACGGTGCGCCCTCGACGTGATCGAC